TGTTTGGTGTCAGTCCCTACTCTAGCCCCAACGATGTCCTGATGTTCTGCATCAAGTCCATACTGGGCGAGGATGCCCGAACCCCAGCGGGTGAAGCGGCAGACTGGGGCAATGCACTGGAGCCAGCCATCATTGCTGAGATGGCAAAGCGCCTCGGCATTGACCGATATGAGATGCCAGACAAGGCATTTCAGCACCCTGAACTTGCCCTTGCCGCTAGCGCAGATGCCATTGCCCTGATCGACAAGCCCATTGTGATCAACCATGACCCCAGTAAAGGGATCTATGTGGTAGATGGCGACAGCATTGAGTTGACTGGCAATGGTGTGCTGGAATCCAAGCTTACCCGTGGTCATCCAGAAGATGTACTGCCTTTGTACCGTGGGCCAATTCAAGTCCAAGGCGTGATGATGTGTACTGGGTTGGACTGGGCAGCCATTGGTTGCTTGTACTCAGGCGTGGAACTGCGGATCTTCTTGTTCAAACCCCATGCTGAAACCATGGCACAGATTGAGAACTACGCCATCGACTTCCAAGGCAGACTGACCACCTTTGAAGAGACTGGTGAAGCTCAGTACTACCCAGCCGCTGACAGCAAAGATGCCAACCGCATCTGGCCTACCGCAAGGGAAGAAGAGATCGAACTGGACATTGATGCCGAAGACTTGGTTGCCAACATTGTGCTTGCCAAGAACAAGATTGCCAGCATTCAAGAAGACATTGATCTTTGGGAGAAGGATCTCAAAGAGATGATGAAGAATTATTCCAGTGCCAAGGTCGGACATTGGACTCTCAAATGGCCTATGCGTCACTACAAAGCCACGCCTGAGAAGATCACACCAGCCAAAGAAGCCTACTCAATCCGTCAATCAACGATCACCATCAAGGAAACCAAATGAAACAAATTGCATCATCCCTCGTTAAAGCCCAACGAGCCTTTGGCCCAGCATTGAAGACCAGTACAAACCCTCACTTCCGCAGTCGGTATGCAGATCTGTCTGCTTGCGTGGAAGCAGTCATCGATGCCCTCAATGAGAACGGTATCTATTTACTGCAAAAAAATTACGACTGCAATGATGGCATCATGTGCGAGACAGTCTTTGTTCATGAGTCTGGCGAGATGCTGGAGTGCGGTATTGTCCACTTCCCTGCTGTCAAACAAGATCCGCAAGGGTACGCCAGTGCCTTGACCTATGCCCGTAGGTACAGTCTCATGTCTGCCTGTGGCATTGCTCCAGAGGATGATGATGGCAATGCTGGCAGTCGCAAAGTAGCGCCAGCAGTCAACCCACTGGATGCCATCAAGCCAGCAGCGCCAGAAAATTTGCCATTTACGCTGACCATACCAGGCAAAGATTCACGCCAGTATGAGACATCAGAAGCCTACACCAATGGAACCATTGAACTGCGTGAAAAGGTAGAGAAATCAACATTGACACCACGCACAAAAATGACCAAACTTAGGGAACTGCGTGAGGCAAACGAGGATCAGGTAAACAAGATCAACCCTGAGCATAAGGCCAAGCTGCTTGGGGATTACCAACTGCGTCGCAAGAGATTGGGCGCACAGCTTGAGGAGAAAGAAGATGAATCCAGCGGACTGGGAGAAGCTTGATCAGGAATACAGAGAGTACTGCCGAAGATGTCAGTCTATCGGCATACCCCCTGTCGATTTCCACACTTGGCTCTTAGGCCAAGATTAAGCCATCAGGGAATCCAAGGCGTGTTGAGTACGAGCAATCCGATCATCAATGCCATGGGTTCCCCCATTGATCCGCTTGGTCAAGGTTGTCATATCGTTGGCATCAGCATACTGATTCAACTTATTCTTATCCCAGAACCAACCTGCTGACAAGGCAGCATACTTAGGACTGGATACCTGATCTGGATCTTCTACCAGGTCAACACCCAAAGCCTCACCACACGCACGGTAGTTGTCTTTGCCAGTCAACTGGATCAAGCCACGACCACGGTACTTGAACCCTTCACCAGAGTCCTCATCACCATTGCCCATGCGGTCGGCATAGACCTTGTTGGCGATCTTCTCTGGGTTGCGGTGGTAAGGTTGGGCAGCGTCCAAAGATGGGAACCGCTTAGGCCAGACCTTGGTCAATCCTTCTGCTGAGTAGTTGAGGTTTTCTTTGAGCGCAGTGAACCCAGCAGATTCGTGAGCGCATTGCCCCAAGAAACAAGCTTGTCTCTCAGGCGTGTTAATGTCGAACCGATCAAAAGTTTCATTGATTGCATCTATCCACTCCTCTGCCTTGGCAGGCGTTAATTTCAAAGCATGGGCAAGTTGTTCAGCGTTCATCAGTTTCCTTTCATGGTTTGGTAGATGGAGGTGTAGGCATCGATGCAGGCGTTGAGCTGTCTGATTGCTTTGTCTCCATCGTCTGTGATGGTGATAAGAGCTTTAGCAGTCTCTCGCTCAAGTTCGGCTCCTGTTTGAATGCTATCTCTGGGGGCAGGGGTGGGATCTGCGGTGGTTTGTATGGGGCAGGCGGTGGTTTTAACAGGGATCCGCAGCCGCAAAGTACCAGAGTCAATGTCAGCATTGCGCTTTTGAATAACAGTTTTTGCATTGTTGTTTGCCTTTACAAGTTCAGTTGCTTGTTTCTGCACAGCAGTAACCAGAGCTTGCTCCTTAACCCGTGCCTGCTCGTTTAACCTGGCTATCTCCAACTGCTGGCGCTTGCTTTCATCAGATCCACCTTTGATGTATCCAGTTGTGCCAGCGCCAATCACAGCCATCAAGATGCCAAGCAGCACCCATGGATTGAATAAGCTCATTCCTTTGGTTCCATCTTTGGTTCGCTGTCAGCATCAGCATCTGCCTTGGCAACAGCTTTTGCAACAGCTTTGACACCAGATCTGCCAGCTACACCACCAAGCACACCAGTGATGAAGACCATGATGGTAGAGATCTGGCTGGTGTATACCTTGTCAATGGGAGCCATGCCAGCCATTGGCTGAGTGACATAGGTTACAGAATACAGAAACGCAAACATTGCACCGAAAAGAATTGCCACCAAGATGACAATCACAAAAGCCCAGACACGGATCTCTATCTCTTCAGCAGTCATTCGATTGGGTTTGTTCATTACGACAGTAGGCATTATTTTTTCTCCTTTTCAGATGTGGTGATCAACATTTCAGGACAAGTGCCAGTGGCACTACAGACTGGAGGTTTGCATTGATCAAGTTCCCAGTTCTTTGGATCTTGGCATGGATACCTGAATCTATCTTCGCAGCCAGTCAACAAGACCAGCAGAATAGACAGACCCCAAATGCAATAGATGTTCATTTTTCTTTCTCCCTTTCCTTTTGCTCAACCTGTCTTCTCAGCCGTTCAACCTTTTCTACTTGAGCTTTGGCTTCATTCTTTGTTTCAAGTATGTCAAGATAAAGAATCCCCATGATTGGCAACAGCAAGGCAATCAACACACAAGCAGCAATCCAGCCCACTATTTCTTCCCCCACTGATTTACGAACAGGAGCCACAGCCAGAGGTATAGGAGGAATATAGAAGTCGCTACTAGGTATCCTAGTTTTAGCTGGAAGTTTCTTTGGTCTTCCTTGCGTTGCCATGCCTCTTGCCTTTTGATTGCTTCTTGCTTGAGTCTTGCCTGAGTCTGTTCCTCCTGAATGATCTCTCTCATGTTGAACACTTCGGAGTACAGCGCCCCCATCTCAGGCGGGGACTGATACACCATGCATTCACGAATCTGAACCACCAACTCAGCCATCTGCTGCTGTGCCATCACACGCTTTAGTGCCGCCTCCATGTGGTTTTGATCTGGGTCATAGACAGTTCTGGACTTTTCTTCTTCTTCTCTTATGTGTGCTTCAAGCTGTTCCTGAATTTTGAAGAACTCAGTAAGCTGTTTGACAATGTTGACCTTGACTTGTGTCTCGTCAACGGCAACGAACTTCTCCTTCTTTTTCGCCACAGACTTTGGCGCTGGGGCTGATTGTGCTGACTTATTCTTGGGCTTAAAAAAGTTACCAAGTTTATTCCAAAATCCAGTAACTTCCTTATATACGCCAGCAACCTCATCGACAGTCGCCTTGACCTCCATGAAGGATTCTTTGGCCTGTTTGAAAAGCTCACACCCTTCCTTAATTGCCGCCACGCAGGCATTGGCAGCGAACAGCAAGGATATAGGATCCACATTGTTACAACCCTAAGAGTTTCTTGACAAACTCACCAGCCACACCTGGGCCAAACAGCACACACAGCATGACGGCATAGATAAGATATTCAATCTTTGTCATGCGCCTATCTCCCTCACGCAAAGACTTGTCTATGCTCTCATATCTCTGAGCGCAGATTGCTTCATGCACAGCAAAGTTCTTTTCAAGATCAGACATTTACTTCAAACCATGCCAAAGTAGCCTCATCCCAGTTGTACATCTTGCCATCTGTAGGCATTGGAGTTGGCGCAGACCACAGGCAAGTCTCCTCGCTCAAAACCCATGATGGGTATGGTTGCGGAGGAATAAACGCATCTCTAGTGCTGTCATAGGTGTACCCAATGCCAGCGTAGTTCTTACGCAAAGGTCTGCCCTCTGGGTGTTGACCGCCGTGGGTGTTGTATGAGGTTTGCACCCAACCGTGACCAAAGATGCCAGAGTCAATGACATCTTGCTCGGCAACGATGACTTGAACTACTACCCCGTTTTCTACTTTTGCAAAGTGTGACATTTGTTTCTCCTTATGCCGTGTATGTGCCTGAACTGTTGTAGGTCAGAATTGTGTTTGCGCCACTTGTGGTGACAGTTGGTGAACCTGTGGTTATGCCTGAGTATTTAGCTGTTGGAATTGAAAGAATCACAACACCAGAGCCGCCGTTGCCGCCTGTTTG